CCTGGATTACTTCGTTCACTTCCTTTTTCAATTTTGAAACTTCTCTTTTGAGCTTCTTGCCTTCTTGAGGCTTCTTTGGTTTAATCGCTTGCTTAGGCGGGCCTGGATTTGGTTCAATGCCTTCCTCAGTCAAATTTCTTACCCAAACTCTGTTGATACTTGGAGTTCTAATTCTAGCTCTGACATAATCAATTGCTTGATAATACTCTTGTAGAGCGATATGATATTCATGCTCCTCAATATTAGGGTCAAACCAAAATATCAAGTCGCGCAACTCCCCTTGAGTTGGATTCAAACCATTCGTAATAACGTGGTAAATCAAATCAACAGTAAGTGGCGAACAAGTTATTTTATTCCCGTTTAAAGCATGCATCAGTTTTCCCCAAAATTTAGCAAGCACCTCTTCGTAACCTCCATTTGCAAGCAACGCAGGAACAAGTTCAGCCGTGAATTCGTTGAAAAGATCAACTTCAACTCCTGTGGCTTTCCAGGCATTGTAGAGAGCTGAGCATTTATCTCTAATAGGACTGAGATAAGTTTCAAGAGCAAGTTTCTGCAACCAGTTAATTGCTTCTTGCGCAACTTGTTGAGCGTCGAAACATAACTTAGCCACAAGTTCTTCAGCTTCAGCTTTGTTTCTTGCGGGTTGGTTGGCAACCCAGGTTCGAGCATCAAAGAGTAAAGTGCAAACGAAACCTGTTGAAGTTTGCACAGTGGTGTAGGTCGGCAACGTTTTTCTAGATTTTTGAGCAAATTCATTTAATTGTGACTTATAACTGTTCATTCCTGTTTCTCTTCTTCCTGTTTCTCCGGTTCAGCAATGAGTTCACTCAACTGTTCAACAGCTGTATTAAAGGCTAAAGTTTTATTATCGTCTAATTGATCGTTTCTTGCACAAAGAAAAGATTTAATGGAGTTGAATAAAGTATTTGAAATCTCTATCTCACCTCCTAACTTTAAGTAACTAGATATTTTCTCCCAAAGCAAACGGCGTTCACGAAAGTATATTGTATTTGCGAATAACGCTGCTTCAATGAAATCTTTTAAGTTTTCTTTCTGAATGGTCAGAACCATAAAATGTTATATACAAAATTAAGGGTTATTTACAATTTATTAATAAATATTAATTTAAATATTAGATGGTGTAGTCAAAACGTGTAAGTTGTTTCCTGACTACTTCCGGAGGACACTTTACAAATGCGCCAAGTTGTTCCAATAAAATGTTAATATTAAAACCAGTCATTTCATAATGATATTCTAAGGCGTCATGGACAAACTCAGGTGAATTCCTAACTGACAACATTTTGTCGGCGATAGCTAATTGAATGTCTTTGATATAGGCAATTTCTTCCGCTTCTGTTTGTCTTCCAAAATTCTTTGAAAATAAAGACCAGGCAAGCCTTAATGGATCAGCCACCATGTGGCCGTTCAATGGATTCAAAAAGTGATTAAAGAAGATCGGGATAGACGGGATTTGAGTTTTTAAAGTAATATTCAAACTCAAAAGTCTACGAGCTAATTCTGCTGTTGTGACCGTCAACCATTGCAAACTATCATCACCTCCAAACATTCCAGCCAACATTTCCTTATTGTTCAACACCAAACACCATATTATCATTTGTAAAACAGTGTTAAACAAAA